ATAACGCTCTGCAAGGGCTAGACCCGAAATAATCCCGCAGAGTTTTTGGTATTCCTCAAATGAGCGACATGCACCGCCAGCCAAGTCATCGGCATAGTTGTTCATGTCCCTACGTATTTGGTCGCGCAATACGTGTGCGAAGTCTTGAATCATTTGATTGGCTTAGGTTGGTTTTTGGATGCGTTCTGCAGTGCTGCAGTCCGCGCTTGCAACTCCGTTTGGGATTTGCTCTTTGCGATGTCAATGCCCATCTGGACACCGGCACGTTCTTGTTCAAACTGGGATTTGGATTGGCTCTCTCTGATCTGAGCACCAACGCGCATGGCTTCCAATTCCAGATGACCTTTGACCTTTTGCTCTTCCAGCTCTTGCTTGTCTGCGGCAATTGCAGCATCGGCGGCAATCTTCTTCTCTTTGAGCGCAAGCTCTTGCCCCTTGAGCTGAAGTTCTTGCTGTTGCATCTGAACGATGGGGTCCTGCGCCATCTGCTGAGCCTGCATTTGAGCGGCTTGTGCTTGGCTTTGCTGGAGCACCTGATTGGCCGCCTGAGCCATCATGCCGGACAAGGCAATCTCGATCTCTGGTGGCAGCTTCTCGTCTTCGGGCGGCAATGGCATACCGAGTTGTTGCTCGATCTTCTGGCGCATCTGATAGCCAACGTGCTCTGCAATGTGCGCTGACATGCCGCCCATGATCTTGGCCGCTTGCGGGTTCTGGCCAATGAACTGCTGAATCATGGGGTCCTGCATCACAAGCATGTGCACTTGAATGTGGGCTGTGTGGTCCTGATGCAAGAACGCTTTCATGGGCTTGCCCGTTAGCGCATTCTGGTTCTCCTGCACTGGGTCAATAGGCTTCATGTCGTCCTCGATCGGCACAAGCTTCTCAGCATTCTTGATGCCCAAGACGTTGAGCATCCCGCGGTGCAGCTCTGGCAAGTTGTAGATGTCTGGAGCCATCTGCGCCATCTGAATCACAGCTTGGTACTGAACAACGCGCTGAGACATGGTCGCAGCGTTGGGGTCAGACACGGGGATTACATCCACCAAGTCGTAGTCTGCCTTCTTGGCTTTGCGAGTGCCGTACGCGGGATCGTACGTGTAGTCTGGGTCTGTGTAGTCGCGGATGATGTTCTTGAGCAGCTTCAACTCTTGCTTTAGAGCAAAGTGCACACGGGCCTGAACAGCCGTCATGACTTTAAGCTGGCGCTCAAGCAGAGCTAGCGTCGTGCCCACAGGAGCGTTAGCGCTCATGTCGGAGACCTTCATGTCAGCCGTTGCTGCGAAGCGGCGGCCTTCATCCACAATGTTCTGCATCAAGTTGTACAGAGTAGCGCTTGGCTCCTTGTACGGCAGGGGCAGGATGCTGTCACGGATGTTGCCAGAGGCTACGTCGACGTCTCTCCACTCTCCGGGGGCAATCGGTGTGTCATCACCTTTAATGCGAAGTCCGCGCGACTTGAGTCCACCGGGAAGATTAGATAGCGTTCCTGCGTCAACCAATTGACGCATAAGGCTTGTGGCCGACTTGGCAAAACCACCGATAAGATGGAAGAGTCCAAAACCATAAGCTCCGAATCCGGGGATATATTGGTAGTGTACAAAGTGCTGGCGCTTGATTCTGAGGTCGTCATCTTCATTCCAGTTGCGGCGTATGGACAGAATGTCATTGGTGCCCTTAATGATGGTTACAACGTATGGCAGCATGATGCCGGTCTCTTCACCATCGTCGTCCACATCTTCGTAGCCGTCAAGGTTCAAGTCAACGTGGCACTCATAGATGGTGTAGCGGTCGTCGTTCAGGTCGTTAAAGCCTGTCTCTTTGTCCTTGGCTTTCTGAATGTCCGTGCGGTCTTTGGGCGCATCAGGCAACTCGATGTCCAGATAAAACCCAGCTTGCTGAAGCTTAATGATCTCGTTCTTGGTCTTGCGCATGACGTGCGTGATGCGGTGGCAAGTGTCGAGGTCTGTCGCGCCGTACGGGAGCAACATGTCTTCTGCGGGGATGAACATGGAGACTTGACGGCCAAGCGCTGGGTCAAAGTACACCTTCTTAAAGGCCGAACCTGTAGCTGGCAGTGACCACAACATGCGCTCATGCTCAGAGCGGTACTCAGTCATGTTCTCGGTCAACTCGAAGTTCATGTCGTCTTCAACGTTGGCCGCTTTCTCTTTGATCTCAGGCGTTTCTTTACCAATGATCTTGGTGCGCACAGGCCCTTGGGCTGGGAACGTCTCTGTGATTGTCTCGGCTTGGAACCTGACAACCGCTTCTGTAATCATCGGGTGGAACACACCGCATGCGCCTTGCCAAGGTTCTGTGCGTTCTTCGATCTGCAGACCCAAGAGTTTCAGTCCATCAACGTACGTCTTCTCCCACTCTTTGCGTGAGCCCTTGTCGTTGTCAATGTCTGAGACCAAGTCACCAGCAAGCGACTGCATCGCGCCATCGTCCATGTACTCGGCCAAGTTGTCACTGAAGTCTTCTTCATCGTCTGCGTCTGGCTTGATCTTAATCTCCAGTCCGTCCATGCCAATGGTGACTTCTTCGGGATCAACGATCTCGATCTCCAAGGGGGACTCTTGCTGCGCCAATTCTTCAATGCCAACGGGCTGTTGGAAGAGCGCTTTGTCGATGTTCGTTGCCATGTGTGTTCCTAGTAGTATTCGTACTTCTTACGGCGGAAAAGCTCAATGTCTTCTTTCTCGTCCGTGTCCAGTGTAATAAAGCCGCCTTGCCTAAAGCGTAGCAGCGCCTGTGTTGTGGTGTCCACGTAGTCGTCGTGCTCTCCAACTGGGAAAGCCGCTATCTCTTCAATCACTTCCCGTGCCCAGCGTGTGTCTGGTGCCCAGACTTTACCACTGCTGAATAAATCCGCAACTGCGTTGACACGCACCATCTTGTCGTTGCCGCGGCTCGGGCTGAACTCCTGCACCGGTATACCCAGCGCCCTGAGCTCCTGTATCAATGGCGCGCCCGCTGCCTTCTTCTCCACGATAAACGCGTCGGGGTCCCACTCCTTGTAGTGCTTGAGCGCAATCGTCTTAAGTTCAGGGAACGCCATCCTGTCCTTGAATGCGTCGAGCAATATGAGCTGGGGCGTGTCGTTCTCTTCCTCGTTGTAGAAAATGCCCCACGTTGTGCAAGCCGAATAGTCAGAGTTGTTCTTGGTCTCAAACGCCGTGTCCCACGACTGGATGATGTACTCGCACGTTGGCGGCTCGTCACTCTCCCAAATTCTCCAGAGCTTGCGACTGATGATGGCGCTGTTCTCAGATGTGGGCTGCTGCATGTACTGCGCGTTCCAATATCTCGGATCCAACGACGCTTTGGTGGACTTCAAGGACGCCAGTGGCCACTGCTCTGGCCATAGAGACTTCTCGTTCTCCGTGTCTTCATTCAGAATGGCCGGCAACTCCACGATTTCCCATGGCACAGCCTCTGGATTCTTGGCTTGGTAGTCAATCAAGCGCCCAGTCAGGTCAAGCAAGGACCATCTGGTCATAATCACAATGATCGCACCACCGGGCATCAGACGTTGCAAGGGGCCAGTCTGGAACCAAGACCAAGCGGTATCAAACGCAAGGCGCGAATTGGACTTTACATCCTGTTCAGAATGAGGGTCATCAATAACAAACAAGTCAGCACCGCGTCCGGCAAGCGCGCCGCCCACACCAGCAGCATAATACTGCCCGCCAGCAGAAGTCGACCACTTTCCTGCGGCCTTCTGGTCGTCCGCCACCAGCGTTTGAGGAAATACATCACGGTATTCTTCAGAGTCAATTAAGTTCCTCACTCTCCGTCCAAAGTCTTCAGACAGACCCGCAGTATGCGTGCCCATGATGATCTTCTTATTAGGGTATTTACCTAGAAAGTATGCGGGAAACAGGTATGAGCTGAACTCAGACTTACCCATACGTGGCGCGATGTTGATAATCACGCGTTTTTTGCGTCCTTCGACCACATCTGTGAAGATTTTGGCCAGCTTCCTGTGGTGTGGACCGATCTTAAAGCCCGGATAGACGCTCTGGGCGAACCCCAACATGTTTGTTTTGGCCGCTTGCAAGCTGGCGCGTTGTTCGCGCATCTCCAAATCTTGAAAAAGCTCCATCTTTTCTGCCAGCGTCATGTGCGGCAGTGCCTTGGCCATGGCTTCTAGCTCAAGCTTGCTCAAGGTTGTGAAGTTTTCAGGCTTCATCGGTCTTTTCTTCCGTCACATCAACTACGTCGATCACGCCCATGAACCTGTTGAGCTTGTCTTTGATCCGCGCTTCAAGCTCTACGTCAGACATCTCGGTCTTCTTGACTTCAACACGCTCAGTAAACAGCGCAACTTCCGTCACCTTGCCCAGCATGTCTAGCGCTTTGAGGCGGATGCGTGCGTCTGGGTGTTTTACTTCTTCAAGAATCTTGGCTACGGCGAAGCCGCGAAGCTCCTTGGCCTGCTCCACAAACGCCCAGTCGTAGGCTGTGAGCATTCCCACCAAATGCTGGACTGCGGCAGGGGTTTTTAAATTAGTTAGCGCGTGTTGTGTATTCCCAACAGGCTGGCCTGTGACTAGACTTGCAAAAGATTTACGGGCGGCTTCCTGATCGGCTTTGGTTTCGATCTCTTCGTCTTCTAGCTCAAGCGCTTTGAGCCAGTCAGAGGTTTTGACTTTGGCGTCAATCGTGGTTGTGGGGTCCGCTTTTTCAAAAGACAGAACCGCCGCCGTGGCGTCGACCACGTCTGGATGAAACTCGCCGTTAATCAGATGTTCAAGCATTGCGTAGGTTGGCACTAGGACCGCCCCTTCGGGCGCTCACGTCGCGCTTGTTGCCTCGTTGTCGTTAGTGTACACTTCTTTTCGGCAGTGGTGCAAGTTTCTTCATCATTGCTTCTCCTTGAGGTTCGCCTCCTTGAAGCCCCGGCTAAACACCGGGGCTCTTTTTTATTGTGCCGTGTCCAACGTTTGACATGGTACCTTGGAATTTTTTAGAAATTTTTGGGGGGTGGGGTGTTTGGCTTTGAGAATTTTAAAAATTTGATTTGCGGGTGCAGAACAGTGTTCATGCGCGCTACGGGACTCCGCTTTCTATAGGGCTGGTGGGGGTAGGGTGGGGTTCGGCTATACCCAAAATGACCTGTCCCAAACCCCCCATATGGATACTGAAAGTGTTGATTAGCAATAGTGCTGACCAACAACGGGGAAAGGTTTCCCCATTCAACTATCAAGGAGATAGCTATGTCAGTTCAAACCAACGTCACTCTGTTCTGCAAGTCAGGTGTAACCAAAGCCCAAGCGCTTGATGCGCTCACCAAGGAGCTCAAGCGCAAGTCACACGAGACTGTGCGGACAACGCTCATGCCTTTCGTGGGCAAGTTCTGGAGCGTGGCTCTTGTCGATGGCGAGGGCAAAGCCAAGGGAAGCAAGGTGCTCGACAAGAATGCACCGAAGTATGAGAACGCCAAGCGGGATCTATACGATCTTGTCAAGGCAATCTGTGGCACGAAGTCATCAGGCAAGAAGGAAGTTGTAGTTCCCAAGAAGCTTGTGACCAACATTGCCAATGAGATTATTGACGCAGGCTTAACACGAGACGAGTTCAATGCGTTGTTGTCTCAACTGCGCGATGCTGTTCAGTTTCAATAATCTCAATGGGGAAAAGTTTCCCCGTTCTTCCACGGCGGTGCAAGCATGAGGCTTGCCCGCTGTTTCATTTCATGTCCAATCAATAATCTCAGGAGTTCATCATGTACCAAATCATCGTTCGCAATGGCTCAGCCAATCACTACGCATCCGCAGACAACCAGACCTGCGCTCACACAATCTTCCAAGCCTTGACCAAGACATTCCGTCATGTCGAACTCTGGCAAGGCGCAACCCTTATTCAGTCATACAACAACGCTTAAGGAGAACACCATGCGTAACCTCATCCAACCCATCACCAAAGAAGTCGGCATCATCACCATCCGTGGGCGTGACTACCATATGCAAACCATCAGCTACGGCTCACAGCATCAGGTTCATGTGTTCCGCAAGGGCGCACTACATCTGCGTGGCATGGTCTTCGAGACACAGCGTGCATACGAGCAATGGAAGAACGGGATGCACCAACTCGATCTGTTCTGCTAAATGACTGCCTTGCATCCCAAAACGGGGAAAAGTTTCCCCGTTCATCAATTATCTGAGATTATTGAAGGTCACACCCCGACCAAAATACCGATGGCGGAGACTAAAAAGTTTTGCCACTTCTCAAACCACCCCACAGCCCGCATGAATACTAGCGTGGCTGGAAAATCTGGCTATCTATCTATCTTTTTATATATATGTATATATATAGAAGTATTTCTGGGGGGGTGTGTATATTTTTCTGAGCGAGCCACCTTCAATAATCTTGCAAGCCTTTTCTTTTTTACTTTGGCGTTAGTCGTCTGGGAAAAAGATAGATACCCTGCCACATTTTGCTATAAACTAGCATTCATGCGGTCTCCAGCTTGGCTTGACAAGTGGCAAATCTTTTTAGTCTTAGCCATCGGTACTTCACTCAACCCCTAACCTTCAATAATCTCATGCACAAATCATACCTTGCACTCACACCCAACGCCCTCCATCAAAGATTATTGAAGGAGCGCATACACCCCACAGATATGCAACGCATCAAAGACGAGGTCGCTGCCCTCAAAGAATCACAGCGGGTAGATAAAATAACTAGAACTCAAAGAAAAACCGAATGGGACAAGCTACTCAAACCGCTACGCTACGAACTCAATAATGCCAAGGTTGGGCGTGCGTATGACCTTGATGACGAGGATCGTGTGCTTGCGTTCGATGCGTACATCTTGGTGATGGAGACATTATTGACACGCTTTGCCAAGCCAATGAAAGCACTTGAGGCTACGCCCATACAACTGGCGCTTGAGAAAGCCTTGCCCAACAACGGCGAGCACTGGACAGATTGGGTGCCTGAGAAGATTAAAGAGCGCATAGCGTTGATGTTCGAACAACTACCCCCAAAGCTACGAGCCAAGCGCAAGGTGCCTTTCCAACGCCTATCCACACCCGAGCAGAACGCCAAGGCAAAAGAACGCCTGCTCAGGCGCACAGAGAAAGAGATCGAAACCCTAGAAAGAAAGGAGGCAATCGCTCAGACAGAGTCAGGTCAAGCGACATTATTGAAGATGAAGCAAGCAATGAAAATCATCATCAAGTTAAACAACACAGAGCACATACCCGCTACATGGAATGGGGTGCTCTGACGACCAGTGTCAACTTTGTTTCGAGGGATTCCTCGTGGATTCCACGAACGGGGAAAAGTTTCCCCATTGGTACAGCGCTTGGGCAACGCTGTTCACCATCCTCAAACTGCCTAGGTAAATTCAAGGAGAAACAAAATGAAAGTAGCTGAACTAAT